GCAAAGATACGGATGTTTGTAGCAAGTAAGATTGCCATGAACCGGAAACGAAAGACGCTGCAGCATTATATCAAGGAAGTTCGGAATGTGCTGAAATTTCTCGGAAAAAGCATTGACTCTGTAACTGGAATGGATCTGCGGATGTATTACGGTTACATGCGAGAAAAAAGAGGAATCAAAGCAATAACAATGCAGACACGCTTACACTATTTATCCAGTTTTTGGGATTTTTTGGTAACGGAAGAATTGGTACGGAGCAATCCAGTTCGAAAAGTTGGAACTTTGAAGCTTGAAAAAGAAATTAAAAAGCCGTTTTCAACCGAAGAGATGGAACGACTCAGGGGTTCGTGTTTAAGAGTCCGTGACCGCGCTATGATTGAATTTCTATACTCCACAGGAGTTCGTGTTTCAGAAATGACCGCGTTGAACGTAAAGGACATTGAAATGGGAAAACAGGAGTTGATTGTGTACGGAAAAGGAAGTAAAGAAAGGAGAACGTATTTAACGGATACTGCAAAATTTTATCTTAAGAGATATTTGAAAGAACGTAATGCGCAAGGAAGTGATCCTCTTTTTGTGACTATGGATAAGCCACATAAGCGGATGACAGTGCCAGGAATCCAATATATGCTTCGTCAGCTTGGTAAACGTGCGGAAGTCAAAAAAACACATCCACATCGATTTAGGAGAACTATTGCTACAGATCTTTTGGCTAGAGGTATGCCAATTGAGCAAGTGAAGGAGTTCCTTGGTCACGAGAAGTTGGATACAACGCTTATTTATTGCACAATAAAAGAAGAGCAGGTGAAAGCAAGCCATAAAAAGTATGCTTAGAAGGTAAATAGTAACTTTAAAAGCGGGCGAAGACGGTCGCTTTATTAAAGTTACCCATTTATAGAATGTCGGATGCACTCAGTCCTAAACAGCAGACTGAATTGTATAGTGATTTAAGCAATAAACAAGATAAGATATATCAACCTTTATATCGTCAAAGCATTAATATTGACGATTGGAATAATGTTTCTGTACAAGGTTGGTATTCTGGGTATAATCTCCAAAATGCACCTACGCCAGGTTGGATGTGTGCTATTAATATACCATACAATGGTGATGGGAGTTACTCATGCTTAATTGCAACCAATGGAGTGTCTTTGTACACACGATATAGAGACGGAGTTACAAACACATGGACAGCCTGGCGAGAATTTGCTACAAAATGATCATTTAAATAAATTTATAGCAGTTATTAGTGCGTATCCTTCAATGTATACTTCGAATTGTTTTGTCGTTTTATTAAAAGTTACACTATCGGGGGTGTATCCATTAATAGAAGTATAATTTGCGACAGACTCCCATGTTTTTGATAAAATTCCGCAAATTATGCTGACTGCTTCACCTGTTGCACCATATTTAAATCCAATAAGAAAGAAGCTGTCTCGACTGTTTCCACCAGGGATTTTTAATGTAGCTCCATTACCGTCGCTACAATATGTATCAGCTTTTATATTTAAATCACTATACAATTCAGTCTAACCAATAAAATACGAAAATTCAGGTCCGCCAGGACCTTTTTTAATACATAAAAATACATTTTAGGAGGTATTACGATGGAAAAAATCAAATTATCCGGATCTGATCAGGTATATGAGATCCGGAGCATTAGCCCGATTGCCGCGCATATACTGCAGATTGTCTTTGCAGATGCGGTCCCGGAATCCTGGAGTGGTGACATTGAACTTTACACTGCAGGTGATGTCCTGGCCACAATACTTACCGGATGGACTACAGTGTACCGCGATGAGGGGCAGACTGTGTATCTGTCAGATGATGGCAGTGTATATGTGCCACCGGCGGATCCAGAACCAGTCACACCACCAGAGCCGTATGTGCCAACTCTTGCAGAGCTGCAGGCCAGTAAGAAGCAGGAGGTTAGTCAGGCATGTGAGCAGGCCATCTATTCCGGCGTCAGTGTAACGCTTGCAGATAGATCCACAGAGCATTTTGCGCTGACGGAGCATGATCAGCTCAATCTTTTTGGCAAGCAGGCCCAGCTTACAGCCGGAGTAAATCAGCTGGAGTATCACTCTGACGGACAGCCATGCCGGTACTACAGTGCTGCAGATATGATGACCATCATCACAAAGGCCATGTGGCATGTAAGCTATCACACCACATACTGTAATGCCCTCAATATGTGGATTGTTGGATGTGAGTCTGCGGAAGAGGTTCAGCAGATTTTTTATGGTGCAGATGTTCCAGAACAGTACCAGACAGAGGTACTGAAAGCATATCTTGTAAAGATAGCAGCTATGGCGGGAGATGATGTGAAGGATGCACAGACTGCTTAATAAGTATCTTTTCTTAGCTGATGTGGGCGGTGTACTCTATGTGCTGATCGAGTTGGCCTGGCGTGGTTGGAGCCACTGGACCATGTTTATTCTGGGCGGAATCTGTTTTATTTACCTTGGACTTATCAATGAGATCCTGAGCTGGAATACGCCGCTTTGGCAACAGATTCTGATAGGTACAGCGGGAATCACTGCGCTGGAGTTTTTAACCGGATGTATCGTCAATCTCTGGCTCGGTTGGGGTATCTGGGACTACAGCGGCATGCCGGGCAACATTCTGGGCCAGATCTGCCCGCAGTACATGCTGCTATGGTTTCCAGTAAGCTTGGCTGGAATCATTCTGGATGACTGGATACGATACTGGTTTTTCGGTGAAGAGAAACCGCACTATAAAATGATTTAGGAGTATGAAAAAGATGATAGAAATAACACAGTATATAGCTGCGCACTGGGTTGCATGGCTTTTTGCAGCTATCTCCGGTGCCCTGGCTGCAGCATATCATAGATCAGCAGGACGATTAAAAAAGGAACAGGTAAAAACGCAGGCTATTAATGCTGCCGTCCTTGCACTGCTTCATGATCGCATCTATCAGGCGTGCACATTTTACTTGAAAAGAAAATATTGCACTGTAGAAGACAGAGACAATCTGGAGTATATGTTCAGGCCATATAAAGCATTGGGTGGAAATGGAACCGGAGAAGATCTTTATAACAGATGTCTGGCTTTACCATATGAGCCGGCAGAACAGGAGGTATAGATATGGATTTTGGAATTGGAAGCGTAACAGCAATCACAGCAATCTGTTACCTGGGCGGCATGGCCTGCAAGGCAACTACCAAGGTCAAGGATGAGGTTATCCCGGTAGTATGCGGAGTGACCGGTGGTATCCTGGGGGTGGCCGGTATGTACCTTATGCCGGAGTTTCCAGCAACAGATGTGATCAACGCTGCAGCCATTGGCATTGTATCCGGTCTGGCAGCAACCGGAGCGCACCAGGTCATCAAACAGGCAAGCAAGAAGTAGAAGGAGGTGATCCGACTATCTCCCGCAGGCAGTCCGGGTCATGGCTGCCATTTGCGACGTCGCAATTTATGTAGAATATTGACATGAAATATGATATGATGTAGGAGCTGCCGAACCTCCAGCAGAAAGGAGGTGAAAGCCACATGGCAGATTCTATTCTCACTTTTCTTATCTCTGTTGTAGCAGGCGTAGTTAGCTACTACATATGCAAATGGCTGGACAGGGATAAATAGGTAGCAACAGCCTAAACGGAACAGTTCACCGTAACGAACAAGAAAACCCCAGAGGATTAGGGCCCTCTGGGGTTTTCGTTTTGCCACATGGAATTCTCACTTTCCTTAGCTGCCTACATCATATTCTATTTTTCTTCAAATGTCAATATGCCTAAATCAGTAGAATAAAAATCATGCATATGTTATAATGTCTAGGTTACCGCCCCTATACCGGTAAGGAAAGGGGTGTCTTCAATATGGAATCAGTGCTTTCTTTTATTGTCGCTGTTGCGGCTGGTGTAGCCTGCCACTACATCATCAAATGGTTAGACGGTGACAAATAGTCGGTAACTAGCCTATGGTTTAAGCCACCATACAAAAACGGAATAGAAAAGCCCAGGGAATTGCGGTCCCTGGGCTTTTCGTTTTGCGTCTCCAATACTGGTGCTTTCTTTTTGCCTAACGGCATTATAGCATATGCAAAAAATCTTTTCAAGATACCAAGAGAAAGGAAATGCTATGAAAATATCAGATAATGGATTAAACCTCATTAAAAAGTTTGAAGGATGCCGCCTGACAGCCTATCAGGATGCAGTAGGTGTCTGGACTATCGGCTATGGCACCACTAATGCCGATAAAGCTATTACTGGCACAACTATCTGCCAGGGCCTGAAGATCACTCAGGAAACTGCGGATGAGTGGCTGAGACAGTCTGTGGACAAAAAGTATGGTCCTAAGGTGGATAAGTATAGTGCTTACAACTGGAACCAGAACGAGTATGATGCCTTAGTAAGTTTTGCGTACAACATCGGAAGCATTGATGGATTGACGGCTAAAGGCGCTCGTACCCGTTCTGAGATAGCAGCTAAGATCCTGAAATATAATAAGGCTGGTGGAAAGGTCCTTGCAGGCCTTACCAGGAGACGCCAGGAAGAACGAAAACTATTTTTAACACCCGTTACAATTAAGACTGGCTGGCAGCAGGAAAATGGCGGTTGGCGTTTCTATAAAGATGATGGCTCCGGGAAATACGTCTCTGACAAATGGCAGCAGGACGGTGATAAGTGGTACTGGTTCGATGGCGCCGGTTTCATGGTCCATGACGTCTGGTACCAGTACAAAGGTTCCTGGTACTACCTCGGCTCCGATGGTGCCATGCTCAAAGGCCTTCAGACGATCAACGGCAAGTGGTACTATCTGGATCAGACCGGTCGCATGGCAACTGAACCAGTAGTCCTTACTCCGGATCAGGACGGTGCCCTTCATTATCCCGGTCTTGTAAAATAATAAAAATTCTCTTAAAAACTTTAGGTTTATTTTGCCCTATTAGTCACAATAAAGTCACAAATAAAATAAGAAACCTAGGAAATACAAGGTTTTTCTTGATATTAAATTTAAATAATACTTAAGAAAAGCTTTATTGGATATATGGATAATATAAGATATAATGAGCGT